CTTATTCAACTTTCACAACAAAGGTTTAACAAATGACTATTTACATTCAAGGAAAAAAACAAAAAGATTTTAAAACGGGTTTAGAAGACATACCTGATGGAAAAAATTGTTTTGATTTAGGTCGTATAAAAGTAAAAACCTTCAATGTAAAAAGTCTTGATGATTTGTCAAAATCAGAAAAAAATACTTTGAATGCAAGAATTAGTTATTACAAAAATTCACGCAAAATAAGCCGCGAAAAAGCTTTGGAAATAGTTTTGAGGTGCAACAAATATTCAAATATTGCGTATTCAAATCCACAAGCTGCAAATAGAGCTGCGCAAATCCGCAAAGGCGGTGTTATATGACAGATTACATTACAAAAGATCAAGCTACACAAATTGCCGAAAAATATCATGCAGATATTGCATGTGAACGTTATATAGCAATAAGCCCAGAAGGCTTGTATAAATTATGCAACGAAGTAATTCAAAAATATATAAACAGTTTGGATGATGATGTTGAATTGCCAAATCCGGCTGGTCATTTTTCATTTATGGAAAGCGCGCATAAATCATTGGGCGCTGAATTTTACTCAGCCGATCAAATGCGTGAAGTAATTCAAAATTACATAATTCTAATGGCTTCAAAAAAAGACGAGTCACCCAAAAACATTGCATGAAAAATAAGCCTGTCATAATAGGCAATGCCACTTTGTATCTTGGTGATTGCTTGGATGTATTAAAAACACTTTCTGATAACAGCGTCGACAGCATCGTCACCGACCCACCCTATGGCCTCAGCTTCATGGGCAAAAAATGGGACTACGATGTGCCCGCCACAGAGGTGTGGGCCGAATGCCTGCGCGTGCTGAAGCCAGGAGGGCATTTACTGGCGTTCGCTGGAACGCGCACCCAACACCGCATGGCCGTGCGGATTGAGGATGCGGGCTTTGAGATTCGGGACATGATCGCCTGGTGTTACGGCTCGGGATTTCCGAAAAGTCTGGACGTTTCAAAGCAGATAGACCAACAAGAAAAAAATATATGGGTTAAAATCAGCAAGGCGATTGATAACGCAAGCATTTCTGAAATAGCTGAACTATGGATCAACTCAAAAAATGCGAATGCTGCGGGGCTTTCATTCCGAAGGAAGCAAACCGAAGCTGGTCTCAATACGCAAAAAAACGGTTTTGCACACGGAAGTGTTCTGCTTCAAGCCAGTCACAAAAACTGCGATGCGCTTGCAGTCATTGCGGAACTGAGTTCGACCGAAGCCCGTCCCACAAGCGAGGGGAATTGCAGTTCTGCACAACCGAATGCCGAAAGCATTATCACGGCGTTGAAAAGCCGTGCGATCACTGCGGAAAACTCACCAGAAAACCGCGAAGCAACGCCGCGAATGGTGGATTTTTCTGCTCTACACAGTGCATGGGGCTGGCAAGGCGAAAGCAAGGCGGACAAACTCAAGGCCGTCGAAGCCCTGAAGATTTGGCTTGGAAGCAAGCCGTCCTCAAGGCAGGATGCTACAAGTGCGCTATGTGCGGCACTGACAGACGACTTGAAGCTCATCACGTTAAGCCAATCAAAGATTTTCCTGAGCTTCGACACGACACGTCAAATGGCTTGTGCGTCTGTCATCAGTGCCACTATTACGGAATCCACGGCGGCAAGCCTAATTTCATTCACGGCAGATACTCTAAAAAGCAAGGCGATTGACAAGGCGGCGGGTGCGGAGCGCGAAGTAATTGGTATTCGAGAGTTTGCAGATGGAAGTTGTGCGCGAAGAACGGCTGGTGCCGTTGGTGTTCCTGGAAGTGGGGAGGCTGGGCAAGCGGTGATCACCGCCCCTGCCACCGAATCCGCCCGCCAATGGCAAGGCTGGGGCACCGCGCTAAAACCCGCCCTGGAGCCGATTACCGTAGCGCGCAAACCTCTGTGCGGCACGGTGGCGGCCAATGTGTTGCAGCACGGTACCGGGGCGCTGAACATTGACGGTTGCCGGGTGGCTGCGGAAGACGAAAACCCCAGCATTGCCCGCCGCGCCGCCGCTGCAATTTCAGGCAATTGCGGCACCGATATGCACAGCGCGAACCGAATCAAGCGCGGCCTGCCAGGGTTCAACAAAGACATTTCAAGGTATGTGGCAGGCACCCCCGGAGAAGCTTTGGGTCGTTGGCCTGCCAACCTGATCCACGACGGCTCACCCGAGGTGGTGGCTATTTTCCCTGATACTGGGCTATCCTCGGGCGGGCTAACTGCTGGCGTTGGTAGCAAAAAAAATGCATCTTGCTGGTCTTTTGGAGACGCTCTTGGCGCTGGCGCTGGCGGCTATGGTGATACTGGCAGCGCCGCCCGCTTCTTCTACACAGCCAAGGCGAGCAGCGAAGACCGGGATGCTGGCGTGGCTGGCGTTGGCGCGTTGCGAGATGGTGGGCGCGAATCAAGGCCCCGCGCCAACACCCACCCCACCGTCAAGCCCACCGACCTCATGCGCTACCTAGTGCGCCTAGTAACCCCGCCCGGCGGCACCGTGCTAGACCCGTTCAACGGCAGCGGAAGCACCGGCAAAGCCTGCATGTTGGAAGGACTCAATTACATCGGGTGCGAACTTGACCCAGCGTATATCGAAATCAGCCGCGCCCGCATTGAATACGCCATCGCCCTGCGTGCAAGCGGTGCGGACAAGCTGAAGCCCGCAAGTGAGCGTGATGCTCACACGGCTGATCTATTCGCGGGGGCTGCATGACCGCTACCAAAGAGCGACTGGAATATTGCGCGTAGTCTCAAGAAAACTTGATATTTGCAGGATTTTGTTAGTATAATTTTTTTGCCCCTTGGTCGGGGTTTGGTAGTAGGGTTTCACATGCACACTGGCGGGACTGCCCCGTTCGACCAACGTCCTTTCGGACGAGTGTGCAGGTGAAGCCCTTTTTTTATGGGGGAATTTTGAAGCATTACCCGCACCACATTGGTGACTTTGATAAGGCTACGCGCCATCTCAGCCGGATTGAGCGCTCTGTTTACCGTGATCTTATCGATCTCTACTACGACACTGAGCGCCAACTTCCTCTAGAAATAGAGTGGATTTGTCGCAGAATAATTGCAAAAACTAACGAAGAGTCAACGGCCGTTGAACAGACGTTGAACGAGTTTTTTACTAAAACACCAACTGGGTGGTATCACGCACGCTGTGAAGAAGAAATTGAGAGGTACCGCTCCAACAATTCGCAAAAAGCCCTAGCAGGGAAGGCTTCAGCAGCTGCAAAAGCACTTAAAACACAGCAAGCGATCAACACACGTTCAACGTACGTTGAACAGGCGAGCAGCGGCGCTCCAACTAACCAAGAACCAAGAACCAAGAACCAATATTTAATACCATTACCACCTACCGGTGGTAGTCCGATTGACCATTCTGGCCAACCTGACCAAAAACAGCAGAGCCCAAGAAAAGTCCATGAAAAACACTTTCCAGACTGCCCGCACCAAAGGCTTTTGGAGCTTTGGGCAAAGCACTTGCCACACCTCTCACAGCCCCGCGTATGGGAGGGCAGCAGAAAGGCCGCGATGCGCAGCCGCTGGCAGCAGGCAGCCAAGCCCAGCGCCTACAGCCCAAAAGGCTACGCAAGCGAGCCTGAGGGCATCGCCTGGTGGGATAGCTTTTTTTCGTACATTGCGAAAGATACGACACTTCCGCATGGCTTCGAAAGCAAAGGGAGGACTTGGAGGCCAGACCTGGAGTGGGTCTGCAATGCTGCAAATTTCCAAAAAATCATAGACGGGAAGTATGAATCATGAGCTTTGTAAAACGCGAAAAACAAGATTCTGAATCCGGTCATTCGCTGATGTGTACTGCCCATGGATGCCCTCAAAGATGGTCGGTAAGCATTGGCAACCTTTGCAGCTATCACGCATGGGAGGAGCCTAAATTCTGGCATGGAATCACGCAAAGGCTGCAGCAGTTTGGCCCTTGGACTCTGCCACGCGGCGGAGAAACAGAGACCGCCAGAGACATGAAAACAAGAATGCGCGGCGCAAGCATCAACAACTTGCAACAAGGTAAAACCGAAAAAAGGTAACAACTTTTTGATGAAAGACAAAAAAATCTTGCAAAGTCTTAAAAAGTGTAGTATAGTTTACTTATCGACTGCAACAACGCAATCGACCGAACCAAAAGGAAATTGGTTAAATTAGGAAAAATATCATGACTTACACAGAAGCGTTTTTAGGTGGTTTTATTTCTGCA